CGGTAAAGGTACTTCGTGTTAACAGCGACCGTTCCGGACATTGACACCCTCTCACACACACGTTTGTTTCAATGAAAAGCCCCCCTACCCCTCGCGATTTGAGGGACAGGGGGGCTGGGGGCAAGCGGCCTTTCTAATTTTTTTAGATTTTGGGCGTGCCTCCCGCGGGTTTCTTATCATACTCATCACAAGTTTGCCAAGCGTTTCGGAATGGGAGGCCCTCACATTTTTTACACAAGCCAATCGATCCTTGCCTTTTATTCACCTGGAGGTGTTCTGGTCTTGGTGGAGTCCAGTTTTCGCAATTTCCGCAAGTTTCTGGGGGGGCCGCGGTGGCTGGCAGATGCCTCTCACACCAATGCGATTCTTCCTGTTGCGAGATAGCGCGTCCGTGCTTTCCGGGGTCTAAGCAAAGTCCATTGTCCCATCTCTCGCAGTTCCCACCTATGGTCGATTCGATCTTCGTTTCCTCGTCGGGTCTTTGCATGTGGTGGGGATTGTAAAACTCGCATTTGTCGGTATTTCGAAATGTGATGAACACACAATTAAACTGGTTGAGGTGTGCGGCGGTTCTTTTGGTGCAGCACCCCTGCATGCCCATTCCAACGAATACCGCAAAATAGGTACAGGTTCCGCATCGTTCTTTTTCGCAATCATTACATTGCATAATTTTATCTCTTTCGCTTGTGGTGTTTTGCCCATCTGTTGCCATTTTATTCTCCCAAAAGTTCAGGGTCAAACGATTTTTCATTTTTCTTTTGCTTTTTGTCCGGCTTGGGGCATAAACTGTTTTTGCGCCCCAAGAGCGCAGAAAGGATATTTTATGAGCCTTCGCTTCCCCAATGCTGTATTACGTCCGCCCGTTATTTTACCAGACGAGGGGGACTTGCTGGATCCGCTGATTGGCGAGCCGAAGATTGAGAGTGTCGTGCATCGCACCGCACGGTTGAATCGGGCGCACAAGGCTCAGCCCTGGTTGGGGAAGCACTGTCGGAGTTGCGAGAAGTCCCAACTTTGCAAGGTGCAGGACTCGATCTTTTTTGGGAACTACAAAGAGTTGCCCCGCAAGTGCGAAGAGCGGGTGAAGGAGAAATAAACATGGATACCCCACGGTTAACAGAATTGGCCGACTGGAAAAAATCTATTGAATATGCGCTTTGTGATCAATCCCAACCTAATCTATTTTTTGGGGTAAACGAATTGAACTTATTCCATGAACGCATTACTTATAAAAAAGGATTAACCGTTTTTATTATCAACAATCCATTTTTAGAGAGTGCAATAATGGTCAGTCGGTTTATCAGAGAGATTGCAATCCGGGAGAAGATGGAGATTGTAGACGTAACCGAAGCCGAACTTTTGGCGATGGGGGGTGTTATGCTATGAGCCACCGATCCCCGAATGCCGAGTCGTACCCGAAGATACCTCCGCGCCGGGCATACGATTTCATCTACCACGATTTCGAGAAGGGGCCGCCGCAATCGAAGCAGCCACCGCGTCGGTAGGAAGAGATTCTTTACCCGGTGAATCTTCCAAGCGGGGCGATGGCGTATGACGATGAGTCTCTTGAGACATACGATATCGACATTCACCCACCGAGTTTGAGACTGTCGTACAAATTTCCCGCGTGAAAAGGAGTGAAGTATGCCAAACGAATCTGTCCAGTATGCCGTTGTCCCACGTCTTAACGGGAAGACCGATCCCGAAGTTCTTGCCAGCTGCACAGAATTGAAATTGAAAATCAAAGACCTTTGCACGGTGTCTTGTATTCAGGGGCTAAACATGCAGCACGCCCTTGCTGGAATTGGGTTGCACCTTGAGAAAATCAAAAAAACCAACGCGGAATGCAATGATTTACTGGTAGAACTGCGCCGTGAAGCCACGGGCCACGGGCTACTTCCGGTAAACGCGCCTATCACCGTTCTGTTTTGGGATACGCCACTCGATCCGGCGTATCATGTGGATGTGGCGCGTGCGGAGGTGGTAAAGTTTTGCGAAGCGAATAATATCCATCTGGTGGCTGATGTTTCCGAAGCGGTTAAGTCCCGCATCCTAAGTTTGCACGGAAAACTTGGAGGCGCGGGTATGAAAATCAAGTCATTGAAAAAGCAACTTGAAGATGCGTTGACGCTGGTTGAAGAATTGCGATCTATCCCTGCTGATCAGTCCGAAAAAGAATCATACGAAGAACTGTTGAACGGGCAAGACCGTAAAATTGCGGATTTGGGTTTTCAGGCATCTTCGTTGGAAGAGACGCTGGATACTACTCGCGCCCACGTCGCATCGTTAGAATTGGAAAACCAACAACTTAGACGAGCGGCGGGCCAACCAAAGTCCGAAGTTTTAGGAAATCCTCAAATGGGATTGATGGGGAAAGATTTTGACATTTTGGAACTTCCGTTGCGAGCGCACAATATCGCCGAAAGTATGGGAATAAAAACAATCCGCGATTTGGTGATGAAAAACGAATCAGACTTTCTGCGTCAAAGGAATTTCGGGTGGAGGAGCCTCTGGGCCATCCGACTGGCTCTCAAAGAGGTCGGTTTGAAACTGGGGATGGCTGACATAATAATTGCCAGCGAAAACCAATCTCCCGCGCCCGTCCCTGATCCCGCCCCCAACCCTGCCACAGAAGTAGAGATTCCAGATCCATACGAAAACTGCGAACCAGAGACATGCGACCCTGATAGTTGTTCATGTAGTACGACCTGTACGCGGTGCGCGATTTGCGCGGCCTGGTCGTCAACCGGAGAATGCCATTTTAATGCTCCGCCTGTCGGGTTGGAAACGATAGGGGTCGCCGCATCCCAAGGGTACAACGGGCGATGGCCCATTACCCTGAGTACTGGTTGGTGCCTTCAGTTTATGCCCCGCAAATAACAAAACCCCTCGCATCTCGCTTCACCGCCCTCCGAACTTCGGGGGGCTTTTTTTATGCAACAAAATATTGACACGGGAAAATATCTATGTCAATAATATGATATAGCGTACCAAAACGTACGCCCGCAGTTCCAAAACGAACACCAGTAAATGGGAGTAGTTTATATGGCGACGGCGGGATACCCCGACAACACGACCCCTCAAGTGAAACTCACCGGGCTGGCTGAGAAGATTCGCCGCGACTTCCAGGTGGCCTACGATTTCAAGAAGCGGTCTATTCTGCCGGACTTGGAAGACAGCCAGCAGCGGCGGGCGGGCATTTACTCGAATGATATGTTGACGGCCCTGAAGTCGGTGGGCGGCTCAACGACTTATTTCCCGATTACGCGCACCAAGTGTCGGGCGGCACAAGCGTGGGTGATGGACGTTTTGAATAGCGGGAAGCCGTGGGCGTTGGAACCTACCCCGGTGAGCGATATGCCGCAATCTGCTTTGGATGAGGTAGCACAGGAAGTTGCGACTGAGTTGCAAGCCACCACGGCTGTGTATGGTGGTCAACCGTTGCTCCCAGAGTTTACCAAAGGTACGGCTGAGAAATTCTACGTTGATAAGCAGCAGAAGTTGAACGATGAGGCGGCGGATCGCGTCAAGCGGATGGAGGACTTGATCCACGACCAGATGGTAGAGGGCGGATTTTTTGATGCCATGTCGGAGGTAGTGGCCGATGTCTGTACCTTCTCGGCGGGGATTATGAAGTTGGAAACCCGCATGGAGAAGAAACTTCTGTGGAAGGGCGACGTTCCGACCGTAGAACTTCAAGAGATCAAGAAGCCTCGGCGCGTGAGTCCCTACGACTTGTTCGCCACGCCGAACGCCAGCACCACGCTGGACGGCGATTTGTTTGAGGATGTGAAGTGGAGCCGGGCCGGGTTACAGTCAATGCGCGGCGTTGACGGGTATAATTCGGACGCGATTGATCGGGTGCTTTCCAAAACGACGTTTTCCGTCTTAGAGCGGATTTTCGGAGATGAATCCACGCGCAACATTGTTGAGGGTAAGGACATAACGGCCAATGATGGGCTTGTAGAAAACACGACTGAGGCTATTGAGTATTGGGGCCGAGTCGAGGGAAAACTTTTGAAGGAGTGGGGGCTTGAAGTTGATAGTGAGACGGACTACTACGAAATTTGCGCGTTGCTGATCGGTGATGAGGTTGTGCGGGCGATTTTGAATCCAGATACTTTCGGAAACCGGCCTTACTACGTAACCTCCTTTGAGCGGGTGAATGGCTCGCTCTGGGGTATCAGTTTGCCGACGATCCTCAAGCCGTACCAAGACGGGTTTAACGCGGCGATGCGTAATGCGAACAACAACGCGGCGTTTGCCGCCCGCCCTATGTTCTTTGTCGATCTTGACCTTTTAGACCCAGGTGAGACGGCCAATGTCTATCCGGGTAAGGTGTTTAACACGCGGGGCCGAAACGGGATTGGCAACAACCGTTCCCCGGTAACGCCGTTTCAGGTTACCAATGTGTTGCGGGAAATGCTTGACTTGGCCGAGTTCTACAACAAAGAGGCGGACGAGGCCGCGCTGATTCCCCGGTACTCCCAAGGTTCGGGGATGGTGAAGGGCGCGGGCGAAACGGCTTCTGGCATGTCGATGATTATGGAAGCGGCCAGCAAGGGCATTCGTCTGATCGTCTACAACATCTACCAATACATCATTTCCCCGTACGTTCAGAGTCTTTATTACGACAACCTGTTCAACTCGGATGATCCGTGGATCAAGGGTGATGCCCGCGTGCTTCCGCAAGGCGTGGTGGGCGAGATTGCCAAAGAGAACACGCAACAGAGCATCATGCAGTTTATGGCCCAGACGAATAACCCAACCGACACCCCGCTTCTTGGGACAGAGGGACGCAAGGTGTTGTTGAAACGTGAGGCGGAGTTGCTTGGGTTTCCGGTGAACAAGATGTTCCCCGAAAATCCCGCGCCTACCGCGCCATCGCAAGTTCTCGGAATGCCACCGCAAGAGGCGGGCGCACCGGAACCGGGCGCAGATCAGTTTAAGGGTTCGGCGATTCCGGCTCCGGGCGGCAATCCATTCGGGGCGATGAGACCTGGAGGGCCGCAATAATGGTTCAGCCGATTTATGCCGCAGTTCAGGAACTGAGAAAAACATCTGCGTTCCGCACGTTGCTGGATTGCATGGAGAAAAATGTCCACGGGGACATGGAAAAATTTTTCCTTCGTGAGTTCCCCAATAATGAGGAAAGAGTTTTGGAGATTGGAAGTATCAGGGCTTCGCTCAAAATATGCGCGGACTTGCGGATACTGAGCAAAGACCCGAATGAGGCAAATAAAGCAAAGACGGAAGACCCACGCGGCTCCGCAGAAAGTTGGTAATCATGGCTGGCGTATTTATTCCAGAGTTTGTGATTAAGCAGCGCGAACAAAATGAGGCTCTTCGTCAACAGATGCAAGCATCCCTGGCTTCCGAACAGCCCGTTCAGGAAACCCCAGAGGCGGCGGCAGATGTGGTCGTAGTGGAACCCGCGCCAAAAGTATTGGCTATCCCTCAAGAATCAGTCGAAGCGGTGATTTTACCGGAGGGATCATTGGAACCAGCGGCAGAAACGGAACAAATTCCCGAAGCAACGCAGTCTGGCGACGAAGTTGTGGCGGATGTTCCGGCTCAGAACTGGGAACAAAAGTATAAAGTAATCAATGGGAAATATGTGGCGGAAGGGAAACGAAGCAAAGAAGCATTGGTCGCTAAAGACGCTACGGTTGCGGCGTTGAACAGTCAGTTGTCCATGATGCAGCAATCCCACAATGCTTTGCAAGCGGCGTTTGATGTTCTCCAGAGCCAAAAAGCGGGTGTGGCAAACACGCCTCAGCAAGTTGCCCAGGAGATCGAAGACGATGACGCCGATAATCCGTTTGCGCAAGACCCTGACTTTCAGAAGGCAGTGAGCAAAACGCTCAAGGCTTCTTCAAAGCAGACCGCAGCAGAAATTGCAGAGTTGAAAGCGGCGTTGAGTGCAACGATGGCTAAGTCCGAAGAGGACAAGTTGGTAGAGTGGCAAGTTCGGTATGTCGAACCGTTTGAAAGGCTTGTTCCCAACCATGCGGAGATTACGGCAAACCCGTACTTCAACGCTTGGATGCAAGCAGACGGAGGGATTCGGACAGATTCGTTCAACCGCGCCAAAATGCAGTACGACGCGGGTGCAGCGGCTAAAATCTTGCAGGATTTCGAGACATTTGACAATACGGTTTTGCGCGGAAACGGGGTTCAATCTCCCCCCGCCGCTCAGACATCGAAGTCAACAGCAGCCATTCTAAGCCCGACCAGTGCAAAAAGTACCGCGTCTATCCCGATTGACCCGCCTAAACCGTCTTTTACTTCGCAGCAGTATAATGATTGTATGCGTAAAGTCGCCAATTACGGAGGCATTCCGCCTCTTGAACTCAAATCGCAGTATGAGGCGATGAAACTGGCTCGCGCCGAAGGGCGCATTACCGCATAAGAAGTTGGTTCATCGCCGGGAGAAAATATCATGGGCGTTCCTGTTGCCCCCGGTGTAGCAAGTATGAGTGGTACCTATATTCCCGAACTTTTTCCGGGAGATTTTGTTCCTGAATTTTATGGGGAAACGAGTTTTGCCGCAATCTCCAATACCAGTACGGCAGACATTTTGAAGAATGTGGGTGATAAGGCAACCTTTGCCAAACTCCCCGACATTACGATTCGCGATTACGTCATTGGTCAGGATATGGTAGAAGACTCGCCGACCCCCGAATCCGTAGTCATGTATGTGAATCGTGCGAAGTATTTCAACGTGCCGCTGGATCGTATCAACGAGAAGCAGTCTCATCTTCCCCTTGCTACCGGCATTATGAAGCACGCCGTTGCAACAGCGAACCTGGCTCTTGAAACTGATCTGTTCTCTGACGTTTGGGCGGATGTGTCTGCCTTAAATTCGGGCGCAACCGCTGGTAAAAAGTCGGGAAATGTCAATCTGGGCACTGCGGCATCTCCTGTTGAACTGACCAGTTCCAACATTTTGGAAAAGATTATCCAGATGGGTCAGGTCTTGAAGGAACAAGGGATGAAGCCGGATGAGAGTTGGTGGCTGACGTTGCCGCCCGCCTTTATATCGATGTTGATGCTGTCCGACTTGAAGTCTGTGTATATCACCGGCGACGGTACCTCGCCTCTTCGCAACGGCAGTATTGGCCGCAGGGTTGGCTTGTTCAACATTTACGAAAGTAACTTCCTGTATAACGCGGATGATGCTTTCTACTGCATGTTCGGGCATAAGTCGGCTCTTGCCTTTGTTTCTCAGATTACCGAAACTCGCGTAATTGAGAAGACGAAGAGTTTCGGAAAAAATCTTCAAGCATTGATGGTTTACGATGCGAAGATTATCCAACCTGATGGCGTCGGCCTTCTGGTTGCAACTCAGGGATAACCCCTCTCCGGGCGGTATGAAAATGACCGCCCGGACACACACAAAGGAGAACGATCATGAAGAAGATTTTTGCTTTGATTATCACTCTGGCGGTTTTTGCGTTGTCGGTTGCATCCTGCCCGGCTTACGATATTTCCACCAGTACTACGCTGGACTTGCGCGGCATCAACGAGACTGCCGCAATTCCGTCCAACCTGGCGGGCTGTGGTGTGTCGTTTTACAAAGAGTTGGATGGTGCTATTATTGGGCTTGCCAATAGCGGATATGCCACGTTGTTCTCGGTTCCGGCTGGGGTAATTCTGACCCATTCGTCCATCCAGATTGTTCGCGCTCAGGCGGGCGGCACTGCTGATATTTACGTGGGCAATACCAACGAGTACAGCAATGCGAGTTTGGCAACGACTACCACGCTTTGCAACACGTTTGCGACCGCCACGGTAACGACCGCTGCCACTGATGTTAAGTTGCACGCCGATCAGGACATTACCAATGCAAAGGTTCGCGTGCAGGTTTACGGGTTCAAGTTGAAACAGTAGGGGAATGGCGGGGAATTCGGGATAATAATAATGACCCGGCCCCGCCATTACAAATCACAAGGAGAAACAGATCATGGCAAAGAATACGAAACCCGCCCAGAAACCCGTCAAACCGATGGACAAAGACGATTGCAAAGGTTCCAAGTGCAAGGGCAAGGGCAAGGATAAGGGTTGTTAAACCCGAAACGAGGATAAAACGATGGCCGGTCAGATGATTTTCAATGAAGACACCAAGATGGCGTATCCGTACAACGAGAAGATTCTTGCACATGGCAAACCGTGGATTGTCTTGGATACGAAAGACGCAATTGAACGGGCACAAAATGCCCAAACCGAGCGTATTAACCTTGCTTCCAAGGCAAACGCCGAACGCGTTAAAGCCGTTAGCAAGTTGCTCAAAGGGAAACCCGCTGGTGCGGTTCCAGCGCCGGAACCTAAGAAATCTGCAAAGAATGACGCGCCGCCCCCGGTTGTTCAGGAGGTCGTTGTTCCTGAAGTTCCCGGATTGCCCGCCGACATGTTGACTAAGGGGCTTTAATCCCCGGTAACAGGAGAAACCCGTGCTTACTATTGCCTGTGCATACTCTACCAACAGTTCCCTGACGGCAACGATTGAAGATGTTGCGACCGGATTGTTCTTCAACCCGACTTCCGATACTTGGGAGGCGGGTGCTGTTGCTATTGCAATGACAGAGATGAGCGGGCTGTACTCCGTTGACGTTGCCAACCTGGGGGGAACTGGCTGGTTGTCTGTATTGATCTCCGACACGGGATTGAGCGCAGTTGTCGGGTGCCAGTCGGTGCGCGTGATTGCAGGAGTTGAAGACTGTGTATCCACGGAGTCGGGCGTATCGGCAGTCCCGGCTTCCGTGGATTCCGTTTTGACGGCGGCGCACGGCGGGGGGGCGTGGACGAACCAATACGGCGCTGGCGCAAGTTCAGTTTTGATTTCCGTTCTGATAAGCGGCATCCCCGCCAGCGTCGGAACGATTTGGGTTACATCGGATTCAGCGGGGACGCTGGTTGTTGCTGGCCCGGTTGCGCTGTCTCAGTCCGGGACTGTGAGTTTGTTCCTTACTAACGGAACTACGTATTACCTGTCTGCATTTCTGGGGACGAGCGTCAATCCGATTGTGAATTATGCGTTTACCGCGTCTCACGGCAGCGGTAATTCGTTCAGTACCACGGCAACGGGCGCGGTTGTTATTGGGACAGAAACCACGGCCAGCGTGATGGGGTTGCTTCCGTCTATTAGCCCGTATGTTCAGGCATGTGAAGAGTCGATTCAGCGTGATATTTTACGCAAGGCGGCGAGTGATTTTGTTCGAGAGTCCGAAATATGGCAAGCCACCTACACTGAGACGATTGCAACGGCTACGTCTACGATAACGCCCACGATCAGTTATTCTGCCGGACTTCTTCGGGTACGGTATCTCACGGTGAACGATGTAGTTGCGGACGAACGTACCGAGTACACGGTTTCACATAGCGGGGTGATTACATTCTACAATGAGTTGAAAGCCAGTTCCGTCGTGATAGCGTACTACAACATCCTTCCCCGAATGTCTTGTGAGACGTATCCAGAATGGCTGATTGACACTTGGGGAGTGGGGATTGTCGAGGGTGCGTTTGAACGGCTATACTCTATGGTGGGGAAACCTTGGTTTAACTCTCAGGCTTCGCAGTACCATTCGACAAAACTCAACGAGTATATTTCGTTGGCAAAGAGGGAAGCACACAAGCAGCGGCAGGTGAAGATTTTGCCGTCGTACGATCCGATGTTTATCTAATTTTAGGAGTCTGCCATGCTTGCTTCCGCCGTAGTTACAAAAGCCCGATTTATCCTAAACGATCTTGGCACGCCCCCGCGATGGGCGGCTGCCACTCTGTTGGATTATTGCGACGATATGCAGATGGAAGTGTTCCGCTTACGACCAGACTTTGCGTTGTCTACTACGGCAACTATGGAAATCCCGTCGATTGACTTGCTCCCCAATTACCTGCTTCTTCCTGCCGCCGATTATATTGTCTATCGTGTGTTTCTTGCTGATAATAGCGATACCTCGAACGCACAACGCGCTCAGATGCACATGACCAACTTTATGAACGCCTTGGG